ATTAGATCCGCGGCATTTTATGTACAAAGTAACGGACATCAAAGTACGTTGGGATTGGCGGCTATCACCTCGTGCCTGATTTCACTCAAGCTCTTTGTGTTGGAGGGGAGGTGGCGGCGTGAACGGCGGTTTCGACTTTGACTTCGGATGTGTCCGCGCGATTCCGTGTCCGTTCTACGTGTGGTGGTTCTGGAAGTGGCAAAAGGTTCGTTGTCGTTGTGGCAGGGAATTTGTAACTCGCGATTTGGGACTTGTGCCGCGCGAGTATGCGGCGCATTACGCGCTAACCCACATTGAGTCTAGATGACCGGCTTTCCTCAGACCCTCTACGTGGGAGACTCTTCCCTCGTTCCGTGCGAGGAACAATGGGACACGATCAAGGACGATCCGCGTGGAGTGCTGCTCATGTGGAGTCCTCCAATCAAGGGGCGGAAGTACATAATTGGGATGGATTCCAGCGAGGGCATCACGGGCTGGAGCCGCGCCAGTCGCCGCGACGAGGACGAGAAAACCGACAACGGGGCGATTGAGATCTTCGAGGTGGACGGCGCGCGCGAACTGATCTGGAGGATGGATGAGGACGGAAATAAAATCCCGGACATCGATCCGGGAACAGGGCGTCAGAGAGTTCACTATCGCGATGTCCAGGTAGCCGAGTTCGCCGCTCCGTGCGACGCGGTGGAAATCGCGAGAGTCGCAAACGTTCTTGGACGAATCTACGCCGGAGACGAAGAGGACCAGTGCGAGCTGATTTGGGAAGGCTGGCCCGGATGCGGGATGCTCACCACCCAGGAGCTCTTGCGCCTGAGCTATGGGAACCTTTGGCACTGGGAGTACATCGCCGACGTCGCCGAGGAAACGAATCGTCTTGGATGGCGCTCGACCAGGGAGAGCAAGAAACTCCTGTGGTACCGCGCGAGAAGGCACCTGATGATGGGGAACGTGGTCATCCGGTCCAGGTTCCTGCTCGACGAATATTCCAACGCCGAGATCGACATGGACAAGATGACCGCGCGGGCGGCGTATGGATATCATGATGATCGGTTTATGGCGGCGAATCTCGCGTTCTGGGCGGGGCACAGATGGACTTACGATCCGGATTCCACCCGGGTGGAAGTAACCACTACCAAGGAGCCGATTGACTTCCAGCGCCTCGCGCCCGGACTCGGCACCGAGTATGAGAGCTTCGAGGATTATAAACGACGAGTAGTCGAGGAGATGTGCGAATGAAATCCCGCGCGGGAGATCCTGGCTGACACGATCCTCCCCGAGAAGGTAGAATCGTCTCATGCCCCAGTCCAAACCTAATCCAGCGCTCCAGCCCACTCCGGCGGCTCCGACATCCAAGTGCTCCGTCGAGAAAGCTCCCAACGGCGGGCTGATTGTCCATTTTCTCATTGGGCCGCAGGAGGCCAAGCGGATTCTTTCGCGCGTTGGCCCGGGCGACCCGGCGACATGGCTCTGGGATAATCTGCTCCGGCGCGGAATCGACGGGCTGGTTTATTGAAATGCCAACTCCTAGTGAGAGCGAGGACGGCGTGAGCGCCAGCCCCGCGCAGCGTCTTAGGGCTATCGCCCGCGCCTTGAAGTTGGCGTTAGAAGAGGGGCGACGCTCGCGCGGTTGTTGTATTCAATGTGGTGAAGCTTGTATCTACGCGACTATATGCGACCGCTGCTTCAACGAGGGGCCGAAGTGAGATACACCCTTCACTACTGGATCTGCTGGTGCCACCATCAGAACGGCCCTGATCTCAAAACATGCGAGAGCTGTGGGGCGGCGAGGTTCCAGCGCAACGCCCAGGTCCACGCGGGCGATCGCGCGGTGGTCTTCTACAATCCCGCCACGGGAGAGCATCGGACGCCGGCGCGCGCGGACGCCCCGATGCCGGAGGTCTATGCGCGCCAGGGCTTCGAGCGCCGGGAGATTCTGTCGATGCTCCAGTACGAGCGCGAGACCGGGGTGGTGCACGAGGCGTCAAATTTCTTACCTGGGAATGAACCCGGGCCACGGGAGCCCGGGGGCCCAAAGGTAACCCCAGAGGCCCGGGCGCAGTTGCTCACCGACGTGCGGGACATGCTCGCATCCGGGCCGCTCACGTTGAGAGAGAGTGACAGGCAAGCGCCGAATACAGAAGGAGCGTGAATGGAAAAGTGGTGCTTGTATAAATTGTTCAAAGTTGGTTATCCGGCCTGTTGCGAGCAGAACTGGAGACGAGTTACAAGTTAAGCCTCGGCTGAAATGTAAACTAGCCATCCGCTCCCTCAACCTGCCATAATCCCCAGTAATGGCCGTCGAGAGCTACTACGATCTTCCCCCCGTCACGACCGACGAAGCGGAATACGGGACCCGCGACTATGATGTGGTCCAATGGTGCGAATCCCGTCTGAAGCGCGGGATCAACTTCGTCGAGTCTCAGATCGGGTACGACAAGATCGACATCGCGATGCGGGAGATCTTCGCTTATGAGAACTCCACAACGTCCAGCTATGTCCCGGGGCTCAATTCGAAATTATCCCAGACCCGTGTGAACCTGGTCGCAAAGATCGCCGAGGACCTCACCGCGCAGCTCACCGACACCCGGTGCTTCTGGAACTACACGACGCAGAATCCCAAGTACCAGCCCCAGGTGAAGCTCGCCAATAAATCCGCCGAGCGTTGGTACACCGAGCGGCTGATCGATCTGAGGATCGGCGATGTGATCCGCTACTACACCGTGGCGGGCACGGGGTTCGCGCATCTTTACTACTCCCGCCGCCTGGACGACATGATGCTGGAGGCGGAAGATCCGCGGAACGTCTTCCCCATCGATCCCATTTCCTACCACACGACCCAGGACGCATTGGGGGTCATCACCCGGCGCGCGCGAACCACCGACTGGGTGAAGGAGGAATTCGGTAAGACCGTGCGCCCGGACGCGGGAGGAGTGGGATCCGTCTTCGGCTGGATTCAGCGGATCGTCGAAGGCCCCGGGGAGCGCGGGGGGCCATTGTCCAAGCGCGGCGCCGACAGGCAGATCCCAGGCTCTCCGACGGTGTTCGTCAACACGATGTACCTCAACGATCCCCGGGTGAACAAGACCGGAAAAACCGTCCGGATGGGAAAGTGGGAGAACGGAAAGCCAACCAACAACTGGAGCTATGAGGTCAAACCGGATCGTCCGCTATTCCCGTTCAAGCGCCTGATCGTATGGGGCGCCGGCGCGCTGCTCGAAGACGGGCCGAGTCCGTACTGGCATGCCAAGTTCCCCTTGGTCAAGTTCACCCTGAATCCCTGGCCGATGAGCTGGTTCGGCAAGGCCCCGGTCAACGACTGCCTGCCGCTCCAGGGGTCGATCACGTCGAATCTCAGAGCGGTTGACGACCATACGAACAAAGTCCTTCAGCCCGCGATTATTGGAGATCGGAATGTATCCCGGGCGGAAATGGCCAAGGCTGATTCCAGAGCGCCCGGCCTCAAGATCCGCACGAATATGAGCTCGGGCAAGGGACTACAGATTGTTCCGCCGCCCCCGCTCGATCAGATGATTTTCCAGATCATCGAAAAATGCGAAGCCTGGATGCAGAAGCTCTCCGGAACCGCGGACCCGAGCGTGATGGCGAGCCTGGGGCAGATTCCGTCCGACGACACCATCGACACGATCATGAAGGCGATGACCCCCGGGATCAGGCTGCGTTCGCGCATCCTGGAGGGCGCGTACAAGGAAATCGCCGAGATGTATTTGTATTGCAACGCGGAGTTCGACACCCTGATCAAGCGCCTGGAGATGTTCGGGCCGCAGGGGGCGACGGCGGAGGACTTTGATTTCAATCCGGGGAACTTCATCCCCGACGACGTGCCCGATGGAGATCTTGGGGATGTCGCGGGCCAGGCGGAGGCGATCTCGCTCGGAACCCCCCGGCCGATCCACGAACGCGCGCGGGCGATGCTGCGGAGCGTGTCCATGGGAATCGATCCGAGTTCGCTCCTGAACTCCGCGATGCAACAGGATCTCATGAAGTGGTTCCTGCTCGCCAAGATGGGATATGCCTCGGTATTCACTCTGTACGAGAAGATGGGCCAACTGGGGACATTCGCGCCTCCCGGAATGGATATCCCGGCGGATGAACTCTCCCGGCTCGCGCTCCAGCAAAAGCTTGGAATCGGCATGATCGCGAATGCCGCCGGGAGAAAGAGCACCGATCAGGCCGCGCCGGATTTGGGGAGCACTGGGAACGGTCCCACGATCACCACGTCATAGGAAGTCTCAAATTA